TTACTTCTTCGCCTCTGCAACCACTTTACTACCCACGCCGCGGTTATTGTATTCCCACATGCGGTTGTAGTTAGTGTCATTCAGATTGCGCTGTATTTCGTCGTTATCATCTACGCTGCCGGTATTACCCGCAAACGGACGATTAGAGATCACCGCATCGGCCCACGGTTTAGCCGTGTTAAAACCTTCGTTGATGGCGCTATCACGGATCACCACCTGACCGTTGGTATTGGCATCAACATCCAGCGAGCGGCCCAGTTGCGCCACACCATCACCGAAAGCATTGAAACGGCTGTTTACGGCGAGGAAACCGTAGTAAATGTTGGACAGCGTAGCCGGTGCAAACACATACGCTTCTTGCTGAGTACGTGAGTTCACCACGCGGAATTCGGTGTTATCGAACACCACTGCGCCGCGACCAGAAACGATATCCACATCCCCTTCAATGTAGCTGTTGGTCACCAGCGTACGCGGCTGACGGTTGGTTTCCAGACGGTTCTGCACACCGCTGTTGGTGACAAAGAAGGTGTTCTGACGACCGAGAATGTTAACGTTGTTAATCTGTACCTGGTCACCATCAGTACGCAGTGCCACCGCCGGATGGTTACCTGCATCTACGCTATCGCCCAGCGTGTTTTCGATGGTCAGATTTTGCAGTTGCAGGCCATTGTTTTGTGACCAGAAGACCGCAGAGCAGAGAACACCGATACTGTCGCTGCGTTTGCTCTGGCAGCTATCGTACATATACCACGCTGGTTTACCTGGCATATATTTGCCGCGCGGGTTGACGTCGTGACGCCAGTCGGCAGGGCTCATGCCACCATCAAGGGAAAGCCCAATCTTCACATCAATCGGTTTTTCACCTGTACCGTACAGAGTAATTCCACCCGGAGCGGCAGGGACATATACCGTTCCCTGATACTCACCAGGCATCACGGCAATATACTGGCGCTTGTTGGTACGCTTGATAATTGCCGCATCTACCGCCGCCTGAATCGTGGTATGCGTTACACCTTGAGTGCCCGCCGGGCCGACAACAAAGTCAGGTTGCGCAGGCAGGGTAATCGGGGAAGGATTCCACGCTGCAGCACCTGGTGTCAGGGATGCAAAATAGTGTTGAGCATCGAAATTCTGCGCTTCTTTTGCCGACAGAATCGGGCGAGAAGAGGTACCAGGCGCGGTTTGATCAGAAGGACGTTGATCGGGCGGGGTTGAGCTACAGGCGGTCAGCGTCACGCCAAAAGCCAATGCCAGCGCCAGACGGGAAACTGAAAATGTGTTCACAGGTTGCTCCGGGCTATGAAATAGAAAAATGAATCCGTTGAAGCCTGCTTTTTTATACTAAGTTGGCATTATAAAAAAGCATTGCTTATCAATTTCTTGCAACGAACAGGTCACTATCAGTCAAAATAAAATCATTATTTGATTTCAATTTTGTCCCACTCCCTGCCTCTGTCATCACGATACTGTGATGCCATGGTGTCCGACTTATGCCCGAGAAGATGTTGAGCAAACTTATCGCTTATCTGCTTCTCATAGAGTCTTGCAGACAAACTGCGCAACTCGTGAAAGGTAGGCGGATCCCCTTCGAAGGAAAGACCTGATGCTTTTCGTGCGCGCATAAAATACCTTGATACTGTGCCGGATGAAAGCGGTTCACGACGAGTAGATGCAATTATGGTTTCTCCGCCAAGAATCTCTTTGCATTTATCAAGTGTTTCCTTCATTGATATCCCGAGAGCATCAACATGCAATGTTGTAGGGATGGCAATTTTTACGCCTGTTTTGCTTTGCTCGACATAAAGATATCCATCTACGATATCAGACCACTTCATTTCGCATAAATCACCAACTCGTTGCCCGGTAACAACAGCCAGTTTCATTGCAAGTCTGAGCCAACATGGAGATGATTCTGCTGCTTGATAAATTTTCAGGTATTCGTCAGCCGTAAGTCTTGATCTCCTTACCTCTGATTTTGCTGCGCGAGTGGCAGCGACAGGGTTTGTTGTTATATGGCCTTCAGCTATTGCCTCTCGGAATGCATCGCTCAGTGTTGATCTTATTAACTTGGCTGACGCCGCCTTGCCCTCGTCTATGTATCCATTGAGCATTGCCGCAATTTCTTTTGTGGTGATGTCTTCAAGTGGAGCATCAGGCAGACCCCTCCTTATTGCTTTAATTTTGCTCATGTAATTTATGAGTGTCTTCTGCTTGATTCCTCTGTTGGCGAGGATTTTTTCGTAGCGATCAAGCCATGAATGTAACGTAACAGAATTATCACTGTTGATTCTCGCTGTCAGAGGCTTGTGTTTGTGTCCTGAAAATAACTCAATGTTGGCCTGTATAGCTTCAGTGATTGCTATCCTCCTGTCTCGGCCTAATCCAAACTCTTTACCCGTCCTTGGGTCCCTGTAGCAGTAATATCCATTGTTTCTTATATAAAGATTAGGGGGTAAATCCCGGCGCTCATGACTTCGCCTTCTTCCCATTTCTGATCCTCTTCAAAAGGCTACCTGTTACTGGTCGATTTAAGTCAACCTTTACCGCTGATTCGTGGAACAGATACTCTCTTCCATCCTTAACCGGAGGAGGGAATATCCTGCACTCGCGAACCCATCGACGAACTGTTTCAAGGCTTCTTGGGCGCCGCTGGCGTGCGTTCCACTCCTGAAGTGTTAAGTACATCGCAAAGTCTCCGCAATTACACGCAAGAAAAAACCGCCATCAGGCGGCTTGGTGTTCTTTCAGTTCTTCAATTCGAATATTGGTTACGTCTGCATGTGCTATCTGCGCCCATATCATCCAGTGGTCATAGCAGTCATTGATGTTCTCTGCTTCGATAACTCTGTTGAATGGTTCTCCATTCCATTCACCTGTGACTCGGAAGTGCATTTATCATCTCCATAAAACAAAACCCGCCGTAGCGAGTTCAGATAAAAGAAATCCCCGCGAGTGCGAGGATTGTTATTCACCTTTAACGGCAAGTTGCAGGTTAGCCACGGTTAACCTCCTGCGGCGGTTCTGGCAGCGGCATCCAGTGAGTTGCTTGCTCAATACCATTACCAGGCTTAATCGTTGCATCTCCGCGCCGGAATGTGCTTCCTGTATAGCGTGCGGAGCATATTAGCGGCTCAACCAGATCACTATCGAAATTCACCGAAATAAGTACGTTCTGATTCTTTTTCGGCATTCGCTCACTACAGCTGATCCAACCATCCGGAATTACCGGAACTTGTGGAATGGCTGTCTGCTCTCGAACGTCATTAGGCGCTATAGGTTCTGCTGCCAACTGACTGGCATATTTGTTAATGGTAACGATAAGCTCTTGCTCAGCCTCATCCAGACAATCACCGATACCTCGCCTGTCACCGTCAAAATCATCGAAATCGGCACGAATCCTGGCAACCTTCAGGATTGCGGACAACACCTCACTAGGAATTGCCGGATAGTTGGTTGACGTTTCCGCGATTTCCCGAAAATTATTGGTTGACGAATTCTTGTTTTCCCGAAAGTTTCCGGGCTGAAGCATGGCGGTGCGGCAGGCGTTCCAGCCAGCTGTTCGCCCAAGCGAGTAAACTTCAGATGGCTCAAGATAATCAATGTCATGCCCGTCCTCATCGTCGTTCTCAGGTAATGCAGCAGGTACTACTGGTACTGGAGGGGCGGCATAAACAGGAATAACGTCCGCTTGCTCTTTATTGCTTTCATCCGTTAAAGCCCAGAATAATTTCCCGGCCGGATGTTTGAAAATATAAGCAACTGGATCTGCTTCCAGCGATGCCAGTGCAATTTCATAAGCCCGGCGTTCAATATTGTCTCGAACGTCCAGGCTGCTGATACGCTCTTTGATTTCTTTAATCAGTTCTTTGTCGGTGAAAGTGGTCATATCACTCTCCTTTAGTGCGAAAGTGGTTTTTCCAGCGGTTTTATGCTGCGCTTCTGTTTCGCCAGACACCGTAAAAACGAATAGAGGAACACCCCCTAAAACCCAGATATCTATAGTAAATAACAAGCCGATTTGAGATACGGATACGCTGCCCGGGCTTTGCTATCAGCATCTTTGCCTTACGGTTTTTCATCGCACTGCGTACCCCTTCTCTCGTCTGTTCCGCGACGCGGTGGGTTTATAGTTAAATGCGAATACCACCCTACCAAACATGCCGATCACCGCCCGTTTGTGATTGCTGATTGGTAGCTTCTCGTACCCCGTCGAACGCGATAAAAGAAGTAATTTTGCTTTACGGTTTTTCATCGTTTTGTTCTCCTGCGTCTCCTTTGATGCGAATGCCAGCAAGCCAGTTTCTTATGCCGATATATTCAGCGTTCCTGAAACCGCTTCTTACATATATAAATGGCAAGCGAAGATTGTGACCATTGGCTGCCAGGTAGTCTTTACAACCCTGTTCGGTGAAACAGCAGGTAACGAATTCATCAATATCTTTCACAGCAACGCGCCGCCATTTTTCTGGCTGCTCTCGAAAGTTTTCGTGAAGTAGTTCGAGACGACGACTTTGGCGTTTATTGGCTTCATTGCCATCTTCATCAACCCAGACAATCCGGTCATAGTCATAATCAGCATCAACAACGATTTCGCACTTTTGATACACACAAAACATAGGGTCTGACGTTATTCGATTATCCTGTGTTCGAATATTTTCACCGATGATGCCAAACGAATCTGGTGTAGATTTTGTCTGCATCTCTTCGATATGTTCAGCCATCGCAGCACACTCTTCAAAGTTGCTGAATGCTTTTCGCTCCCATTCGGCGCATTGTTTTTCCAGTTCTGCTATGTGCTTACTCCCATCCGAGATAACACCTTCGTAATACTCACGCTGCTCGTTGAGTTTTGATTCAAGTTCACCGAACTTACGCACCAGATATTCAGCGTTTGTTTCGTTAACCTTTAAATCTCGTGGGATGCATTTACCTTTCAGAAATCCATCCATCTCAATTAGTGACATTTGTTTCATTTCTTCCCACTCCGCCACATCGCATTCAGATATTTGTTTTGATTTACTGATGGAAAAGAATTTCTCTTAAGCAATTCCTCTCTCGATGGCATTGGCTTTACGCGTTGGCGAATAATCATTTCTGCCGGAAGAATGCCGGGATTGTATGCACGTCCTCTCATGGTAAATTCCTCAGTCATTACTGATAGCGCCATAGCGTGAGCGGTAATTACGCAGGCGCGGGTCGATATATTCAGGGAAGTGGGTATATGTGGCTTTGCGGAATGGTCGGATTGATGTCTGGTAAATTCGCTCGCGTTCTTCTTTCTCTGCAAGCCATATACAGTGGCGAAATTCCTTTTCCTCTTTCGTTTCCTGCGGTAGCGACATTATCAGGTCGTAGTTTTTTCTGAATTTATCCAGCACCTCCGATACGGATTTGCCGGAACAGCGGCGCGGGTCATCCGCACCATACAGAGGCGCTGGCATAATTAAATCCTTATTTTTCTAAATCAGAAGGGGATGGAATCGTCGTATTCAGGAGTGTTCTGCTGGTTACTACTTTGCTGCTGGCCATTTCCTGAAGCTGCAAATCCAATCTTTGCATTCAGTAATTCAAGGGTGATTGATTGACCATTTTGCCCCTGATAAACATCAACCCTGATGTTTTCTCCGGTAATTTCCACAATGCCACCTTCAACAAGAACACTACGGTAGTAATCCGCTTGCGCTCCCGGCTTGGCAAATACAACGGCGCTGTAGTTTGTCCATTCTTTCTTTTTTGTCTGGCGATCGTAATACTGAACGCCAGCACGGATGTTGAATCCGATATTTTCCCCGGCCTGAAACTCTCTTGCGGGCTTGTTTAGTCTTACAGTAATCGAATGTGCCATTAAGCAGCCGCTCCTTCTAATTCGTCTCGTCTGATGTTGTAAACGTCCTGCGCTTTGTGCTGCTCCGGTGTGCCTTCGAGCATCTTCCACGCTTTGGCGAACGCCTGTTTAAGCTCTTCCACGGTGTTTTTTTGCATTGCTGCGTCAGTGAATGCCTTTAGAACCTGTTCAGGTGTAGGTGATGGTTTTGATTGCTTTGCTGCTGCGTTCTGCTGATGTTTATGCTCGTCTGTATCTGCATCTTTCGCATCATCAATGCCGAACAAACCATTGAGGCAATACTTGCGTGCATAAGAGCTTGTAGCTCCCGTAACTTGTGCAGAATCCATTCCTTTCTTGCTTTCTTCCTCTCGTGCAAGAGCGGTTGCTGTATGACTGTTTTCGCCATCAGTAATAGTTGCCGTTGCTTTCACGTAATACCGATCACCAATCAACACAACTTCATCGCTGATTGATAAAAACAGGCCATTCAGTAACGGCTTAACGCCTTCAAGAATGTCTTCGCAGCTTCTGTATTTATATTTACCGAATGAGTTGTACTGATTCTTTGGCGCGTTCAGATTCTCCTGAATGGCTGCCAGCCTTGCATAAAATTCTTTGCTCATATGTTTGATCTCAGAATGGACACGGCCCAAGGAAATAACGCTGATTTAATACTTCGACTCGGGACAAATTAAGGCATACCCGCATTCCTTCGCGGTCACCATTATGGCGATACCAGAGAGCTTTCTGCGTGTACATGCGTCTCTGTAACTTGCTCTCCTTCACTGTGGTTGCAAGTGACATGAATATCTCCTTCGTTACCGATTAAATCTTTCATCTGACGAATGAATTCTTCGTCTGACCAGTTGTCTGTAAAACTCATTTCCTGCGATACCACGGAAGGTTGATAGCTGATTTCATTGCTTTATTTGCTTCAAGCCACATTTTTGAATCACCAATAAATCTGGCTATTACTGCTTTGTTCTGTGCAGCACGAAGCATCTGGTGATTGATGGCTATTTCATTGCGCATAATAAGACCTCAACTCTTTTCCATCCGTCACGTAATTTACGGGTGATTCGTTCAAGTAAAGATTCATTTAGTTGGAAGGCACCCATGCGAGCGCCTCCCGCGATTGCGTAAATCATGGGTGGTTCCTTATGTTGGTTTTATTAGTAGGTTATTTTTGTTGCGAATACTTCGCCTTTTACGATGGCTGTTATGATATTTTTAGCAACATCTTCTGATGCGCCAACCTTGATAAGGTCAGCAAGTATTTTGTTATTTACTTCTTTCCGGTGAGCTTTATCCTTTGCTCTACGCTCTTCTTCTTCCTTGATTCTTTTTTCTTCTGCTATTCTGGCTTGCTCTTTTGCTTCAGCCTCGCGCCTGATTCGTTCAGCCTCCTCCTGTGCTTTTCGGCGTTCTGCTTCAATTGCCGCCTGCTTTTCTCTTTCAGCTCGTTCTGCTGCCTCTTTTGCTTCGCGCTGTGCTCGTTGCTCGGCTTCAATGCGTTCACGCTCTGCACGTTCCGCTGCGGCCTTAGCTTCTGCTTCTCGCCTTGCTGCTGCTTCAATTTCGGCTTTTGCCTTTGCTTCGGCTTCTGCTCTGGCTTTCTCTTCAGCTTCTCTTTTTAAGCGTTCTTCATGCTCTCGCTTTTCCTGCTCCGCTTTGAGTCTTGCCTCTTCTCTTTGGCGGTCAAATTCGCGATCCATCAAAATCGCTATTTCATGGTCAGACTCAATTTGCTTTGCGAGAGCTTCAGCTGCTGCCTTAGCTTCTTCTTCAGCTTTAATCCGCGCCTGTTCTTCCTCATAATCAGTAAGAGGCTGGCGTGCCTTGGCTTTCAGCTCATCAAGGCGATCACGCACTGTCTTGCGGTTGGCATCAATTAGCTTTGGAATTTCCTTCAGTTCAGCAACAAGGTCTTTGCCAAGACCATCGAGATATGTTTTCGTCTGCGCAACTTTATACGCCAGAGAAGCGATCTCCTTTCTGCCCTTTGCCGTTGTGATATCAGGCACAAAGGACATAACTTCGCGTTCAACCTTTTGAAGGATTTCTTCAATCTGGTCGGCAGACTGAAATACAGTCATTGCATTTGCTTTTTCAATAACAACTAAATCTGTTACTTCACTCATATATCCTCCATCAAAAAAACGCCCTCACACTGGAGGGCAAAGAAGATTTCCAATAATCAGAACAAGTCGGCTCCTGTTTAGTTACGAGCGACATTGCTCCGTGTATTCACTCGTTGGAATGAATACACAGTGCTTATTCGTACTAATAAAATACCCAATTTTCTGTTTCTTGGTTGTGTCCAAAGTTATATTCAATATCTGGTGTTGATGTATCAATATTCTTCATCCCATCAACAAGCGTTGATACAACAGCCAAATCTTGTTTGATTCTCATTAAATGGTATTTCTTCCGGCGCAATAAACTCTCAATGGCAAGTTTCTTCGTTGGGAATGCAAAAGATCTTTCTGCATTTTTTGCTACTTTCTTAATTGCATATCTATTTCTCCTTTGTTTCCATTCCTGTAACCACTGATTTGGTGCTGGTTTAAAATCAACAATCCAATGCGCAGGAACCAACCATGCATAATGCTCTGTCTGATGAAAAGCTATATATTGAAGTGCGAATATTTTGATTCCATCTTCTTCAACTGTCGCCTGGAATCTCCAGAAAACAGGCATTCCATCATGTTCAGTTTCTGATTCAGGAAAAGGTACGCTCCATGATTTTGTCATATCTCACCTCAAATAAGTGGTTTGCCGCGAAAAAGTAAAACAAGGATACTCACTTCTATTTGTCATCGTGTAAGTGACGCAGGTTATTAACTCGCGGCCAGTAATATTTTGGCTTGGCACGAGATCCGGGTCTTGGACCTACACAAACTATATAGCTCTCTTCTTTCCTCGGAAGGCCAGGTGCATCTAGCAGACGGCCTAGTTCGAATTTTTTTACGTTGACACCAGGAGGAATCACCTCGACGATAAACCCGATTTTTACCTTCGTTACACCGTTTGATGAGCTTGACCATTTAACTTCATCGTTCAATTTGAATTTCATCATTAACCTCAATCGTAATAAGCTGGAATTGATTTTCCGCGTTGTTTCTGGCGGCCTGAGCAGGTCACACCCATTTCACTGCGTGGCTTGCTGTACCATGTGCGCTGATTCTTGCGCTCAATACGCTGCAGGTTGCTTTCAATCTGTTCGTGGTATTCAGCCAGCACTGTAAGGTCTATCGGATTCAGTGCGCTTTCTACTCGTGATTTCGGTTTGCGATTCAGCGAGAGAATAGGGCGGTTAACTGGTTTTGCGCTTACCCCAACCAACAGGGGATTTGCTGCTTTCCATTGAGCCTGTTTCTCTGCGCGACGTTCGCGGCGGCGTGTTTGTGCATCCATCTGGATTCTCCTGTCAGTTAGCTTTGAGTAACGCGCCGTGATGCTTATCTCCACGGTTGCTGTCTTGCAGCTGCATTTCGCGCTACTCAAAGCTTTCTGCTTTGAATGCTGCCCTTCTTCAGGGCTTAATTTTTAAGAGCGTCACCTTCATGGTGGTTAGTGCGTCCTGCTGATGGCTTAAAATTACAAGAAAGATTGTATGTTGTAAACAAGAAATATTGTAAATGGAGGTGCAAAAAACAAACTCCATTGTTTTTAAACGGAAAATAGTTTGTTTTTGGGTTACTGAGATTGAGGTGGGGATTAGTGGTTGCAGGTTCCGACTACATCACCAACAAAGGATTTGGTTGATGTAAGTTGCTGCATGCCCGGGATATTCATTACTTTGGAGTAAAGAGCTTTTTTGTCTGTAGTGATTGACCAAGTTTCAACGGTTATTCCGCCACCAGACTGGTATTCTCCTACCATAGTGTTCGATGACAAAGCCGTGTATTTCATCTCTGGATAGACGCCAGTGATTGATTCATAAACCGATGATTTATCACCATTAATTGTTATGTGGAAAACGGAATCTTCCGTGCTGTCTTTTGTAAAGTCGTAACGATCGCCATTCATTGCCCCGTACCCGTGCAGGTTTGTGACAATCCAGCATTCAGAATTGGCGCTGGTAGTTAATAGTATTGAGAGTAGCGCCGCAATCCTGATCATACGAATTTTACCCTCGCTTCCACGACAACACCGATAATCTTGCAGTTCCCGTTGATTGGAGTCATAGGCCATGAAGGATTCAGGCCTTTCAGATACTTCTGCCCGCCATCTATAACCAGTTTCTTGAATGTTGCTTCGTTCGCGTCAGTCAGTTTGGCTACAACAAGGCTTCCATTCACTGGCTCGCGTCCAGTATCCACTAACACCATATGACCTTCAGGGATGCTTTGACCTACAGGTGAGGTCATGGAATCACCTTCAACCTTCAGCCAGAATCCATCGCCTAATAAATTAACGTCACTGTCATACCATTCATCAATGTCCTTGATATCGTAGGGTTCACAAGCTTCACACCACGAACCAGCTCTAACCATGCTAATCAATGGATATTTCCCTTTGGGCTCAACATGCCCAACAAATCTAACATTCGAATCAGAGGTGCCATTGAGCAGCCAGTCAACACTTACGCCAAGAGCTGACGCAAGTTCTGGTAAAAAGCGTGGTCGCTTAGTTTTACCGTTTTCGAGCTGCTCTATAGACTGCTGGGTAGTCCCCACCTTTTGAGCAAGTTCAGCCTGGTTAAGTCCAAGCTGAATTCTTTTGCTTTTTACCCTGGAAGAAATACTCATAAGCCACCTCTGTTATTTACCTCCAATCTTCACAAGAAAAACTGTATTTGACAAACAAGATACATTGTATGAAAATACAAGAAAGTTTGTTGATGGAGGCGATATGCAAACTCTTTCTGAACGCCTCAAGAAGAGGCGAATTGCGTTAAAAATGACGCAAACCGAACTGGCAACCAAAGCCGGTGTTAAACAGCAATCAATTCAACTGATTGAAGCTGGAGTAACCAAGCGACCGCGCTTCTTGTTTGAGATTGCTATGGCGCTTAACTGTGATCCGGTTTGGTTACAGTACGGAACTAAACGCGGTAAAGCCGCTTAAGACATTCCCGCTCTTACACATCCCAGCCCTGAAAAAGGGCATCAAATTAAACCACACCTATGGTGTATGCATTTATTTGCATACATTCAATCAATTGTTATCTAAGGAAATACTTACATATGGTTCGTGCAAACAAACGCAACGAGGCTCTAAGAATCGAGAGTGCGTTGCTTAACAAAATCGCAATGCTTGGAACTGAGAAGACAGCGGAAGCTGTGGGAGTTGATAAGTCGCAGATCAGCAGGTGGAAGAGGGACTGGATTCCAAAGTTCTCAATGCTGCTTGCTGTTCTTGAATGGGGCGTCGTTGACGACGATATGGCTCGATTGGCACGACAAGTTGCTTCGATTCTCACCAATAAAAAACGCCCGGCGGCAACCGAGCGTTCTGAACAAATACAAATGGAATTTTAATAACATCCAACGAGGTAATTATATGCGAAAAACGCAGGAAAATAAACGCGTTAATCACCGAAAAGATGTGCTACGTGACCAGTTTTATCAGGGGGTTAATCCAGCAATAGCTGTGCCACTGAGAGAAATACTTAACAGGTACAAAACTTCGGAGAAGTCAAAATGAGCATGAATCTTATGGCTAAGGCCATGAATATAAAGGTTGGCAACCCACTGAGAAAACTGGTTCTGATTAAACTTGCCGATAACGCCAATGATAATGGCGAATGCTGGCCTTCATATCAACATGTCGCTGACCAGTGTGAGGTGAGCAGATCGACAGTAAAAAGTCACATTAGGGCACTGGAAGAGATGGGGCTTTTGAAAAGGGAATTCAGAAGAAAAGGAGAGCTTAACCAGTCAAACGTTTTTTATCTGACATTGGATAATGCACAACAAATCCAACCAGAGTCATGTGGGGCAGGAGCTGCCCGGGGTGGGGCAGGAGCTGCCCGGGGTGGGGCAGGAGCTGCCCTAGGGGGTGGGGCAGGAGCTGCCCCCAGAACCTATCACTCTTTTGAACCAGTCAATGAACCTAAAAACATTATGTTCGAACATGTCCGAACAGAGTGTGAAAAAACTCCTGACCGTCACGAAGAAATCGACAAGGCATTCGAGGAAATATTCTGGTGTGCAGGCATGCGGAAAGCCGGGAAGAAAAACGCAGCTTCGGCATTCAGAACACAGTTCAGGGAATGGCGTAAAACTACCAGGGGTACGGCAAGCGAGTTTGCCACGATGCTGGCAGAAGACATCGCATGCAGGAATGGTAAGCAGTTCGGATTCGACAGGTTGTTACCATCGAGCTACCTGAACGGTCAGCGCTGGAACGACGAGAAGCCAGAAACCATTCAACCACAATCCAAACCATCATCCGCAATCACCGTATCGAAAACTGGCTACGTGTTTTTCGACAGGTGAACCATGAAATCAAAAATCAAATCGCTACTGGTCGCTGGTTATAACCACGGCTGGTTAAGTATTTCGTTTGTCGATTTCTGGTTTAAAAATCTCAATCTGAGGGAATCATGACGCCAAGTGAACTCAGTGACCTGCTTTGGGCGCAGGTTGACAGGGTGGCTCCGCACCTGTTGCCAAACGGCAAGAAAGAGGGGCATGAGTGGGTTGCCGGTAACGTCAACGGTGACAAGGGAAACAGCCTTAAGGTCAACCTTAGCGGCAAGAAAAAATGGGCTGATTTCGCTGAGGGAGATGGCGGTGACATGCTTGATTTGTGGATGGCATGTCGTGGAATTAACCTGCATCAGGCTATGCAGGAAGCGAAAGCCTTTCTCGGAATCAAGGATGACGATCACCATTTCGATGCCAAACGTGAGAAGAAATTCTCCAGACCTGACCGCAAGAAAATCGCCCGCTACGTTACCAGAACAGAATCCCATCTTGAGTACCTGCAATCGCGTGGCATATCGCCAGAAGTCGTAAAGCGCTACGAGGTTGTCAGCGGCAAGGTGTGGAATGGAGAACGAGAACTTGATGCACTGGTGCTTCCGTACAAACGCGATGGTGAGTTGTTGCAGGTCAAGCGAATCAGCACTGAGCGACCGGACGGGAAGAAAGTCATTATGGCAGAAGGTGATTGCGAACCTTGTCTGTTTGGATGGCAGGCTCTGGACGCTGGCGTGAGGGCGGTTGTACTTTGCGAAGGCGAAATTGATTGTATGAGCTATGCGCAATACGGCATCTCGGCGTTATCCGTGCCGTTTGGTGGCGGGAAAGGCGCTAAACAGCAGTGGATTGAGTTTGAGTATCACAACCTCGACAGGTTTGAGGAAATATTCATCTCGATGGACGTTGATGATGTTGGTCGTGAAGCCGCAAGGGAAATCGCAAGCCGACTCGGTGAACATCGTTGCCGTCTTGTTACTCTGCCGTACAAAGACATCAACGAATGCCTGATGAACGGTGTTACCGAGGATGAAATCTGGCAGTACATCGGCACGGCATCCTACTTCGATCCTGAAGAACTCTACAGCGCGCGAGAGTTTTACCAGGACACTATCAACGCCTTCTACGGCAAGCAGCAGTATCTGTTTAATCCACCGTGGGAATCTCTGGCAGATAAATTCCAGTTCCGTGAGGCCGAGTTGACGCTGGTCAATGGTGTGAACGGTCACGGAAAAACGGAGGTTGTCGGGCATATGGCACTTGAGGCAATGCGTCAGGGTGTGAAGACGTGCATCGCGTCACTTGAGCTGAAGCCTGGTATTCTCCTTAAGCGCCTTACCCGTCAGGCAACGTGCTGCAAGATGCCGCCAGTGCTTGAAATTGACTCTGCATTTAAATTCTATGACGAAAGACTCTGGGTGTTTGGCCTGACTGGAACGGCGAAAGCCGACAGGCTGATCGAAATATTCGACTACGCTCGCCGCCGATACGGGATCCAGTTATTCATCATCGACAGCCTGATGAAATGTGGCATAGGCGACGATGACTATAACGGGCAGAAGGCGTTTGTTGACTCGATTTGCGACTTCAAAAACAAAACAAACACCCACGTCATTCTCGTTACTCACTCCAGAAAAGGAGACAGCGAAGAAAAACCAACCGGGAAAATGGACGTAAAAGGCTCTGGAGCGATAACAGACCTGACAGACAACCTTTTCATCATCTGGCGTAACAAGGCTCGTGAGAGAGCGTTACAGAGAGTTCAGAGTGGTGAAAAGATGTCAGAGAAGGACGAACAGCTACTGGCGTCTCCTGCATCTGTTTTGATGCTTGAAAAACAACGTAACGGCGAAGGTTGGGAAGGTGGTGTCCCGTTGTTCCTTGACGAGCAATCGCACCAGTTCCTGCAACTTGAATCAGGATCGCCATATAGCTACATCGCCAATATGCCGAAATCGGAATATGACGAGGCGTGGCGACAGGAAAACGTGACGGAGTATTAAATGACCATCTACATCACTGAGCTAATAACAGGCCTGCTGGTAATCGCAGGCCTTTTTATTTGGGGGAGAGGGAAGTCATGAAAAAACTAACCTTTGAAATTCGATCTCCAGCACATCAGCAAAACGCTATTCACGCAGTACAGCAAATCCTTCCAGACCCAACCAAACCAATCGTAGTAACCATTCAGGAACGCAACCGCAGCTTAGACCAAAACAGGAAGCTATGGGCCTGCTTAGGTGACGTCTCTCGTCAGGTTGAATGGCATGGTCGCTGGCTGGATGCAGAAAGCTGGAAGTGTGTGTTTACCGCAGCATTAAAGCAGCAGGACGTTGTTCCTAACCTTGCCGGGAATGGCTTTGTGGTAATAGGCCAGTCAACCAGCAGGATGCGTGTAAGCGAATTTGCGGAGCTATTAGAGCTTATACAGGCATTCGGTACAGAACGTGGTGTTAAGTGGTCAGACGAAGCGCGACTGGCTCTGGAGTGGAAAGCGAGATGGGGAGATCGGGCTGCATGACTATCAAATCAAATACGCCAGCACACGACAAGGACTGCTGGCAAACGCCGCTTTGGCTTTTTGATGCACTGGATATTGAGTTTGGATTCTGGCTGGATTCGGCAGCGAGCGACAAAAATGCTCTGTGTGCTCACTGGCTAACTGAGGCCGACGACGCACTCAATTCTGAGTGGATAAGCCACGGTGCAATCTGGAATAACCCACCGTACAGCAATATCAGGCCGTGGGTGGAAAAAGCCGCTGAGCAGTGCATACAACAGCGACAGACGGTAGTTATGCTTGTGCCAGAGGATATGTCAGTCGGATGGTTCAGCAAGGCTCTGGAGAGTGTCGACGAAGTTCGCATTATCACTGATGGACGGATTAATTTTATCGAACCATCGACAGGGCTGGAGAAGAAGGGAAACAGCAAAGGCTCCATGCTGCTGATTTGGCGACCGTTCATCAGTCCTCGACGGATGTTTACTACCGTATCCAAAGCGGCATTGATGGCAATCGGGCAGGGCGTCAGGAGGGCGGCATGAGGCGACAGCGACGAAGTTTCACCGACATCATCTGCGAAAACTGCAAATACCTTCCAACGAAACGCTCCAGAAATAAACGCAAGCCAATCCCGAAAGAATCTGACGTAAAAACCTTCAACTACACGGCTCACCTGTGGGATATCCGGTGGCTTAGAGAACGTGCGAGGAAAACAAGGTGATTGACCCAAATCGAAGTTACGAACAAGAAAGCGTCGAGCGAGCTTTAACGTGCGCTAACTGCGGTCAGAAGCTGCATGTGCTGGAAGTTCACGTGTGTGCGCACTGCTGTGCAGAACTGATGAGCGATCCGAATAGCTCAATGTACGAGGAAGAAGACGATGAGTGATTTCTCTGAGCTTATTTCCTTCAAAAAAGACAGAGAAGAAATGCGGACTGAATCTGTCTATTACGTTCAACACCGGAATAAACGCTCGGTGCTTGATCAGGAGCTGGTTATTACCGGAGACCTGGCATTCAGAACATATAAGGCCAGCATGGAAATGAAGGATTTCCCTAAATGTGGTTCTGAAAGAGAAGCCGCGTTAAAGCTGGCAGAGTGGATGCAGAGAATGGCTGCTGCAATTGAGAATTACTGGAGCGAACCATAATGGCTAAACCAGCGCGAAGACGATGTAAAAACGAAGAATGTCGGGAATGGTTTCACCCTGCATTCGCTAATCAGTGGTGGTGCTCTCCAGAGTGTGGAACAAAGATAGCACTCGAACGACGAAGCAAAGAACGCGAAAAAGCGGAAAAAGCAGCAGAGAAGAAACGGCGACGAGAGGAGCAGAAACAGAAAGATAAACTTAAGATTCGAAAACTCGCCTTAAAGCCCCGCAGTTACTGGATTAAACAAGCCCAACAAGCCGTAAACGCCTTCATCAGAGAAAGAGACCGCGACTTACCATGTATCTCGTGCGGAACGCTCACGTCTGCTCAGTGGGATGCCGGACATTACCGGACAACTGCTGCGGCACCTCAACTCCGATTTGATGAACGCAATATTCACAAGCAATGCGTGGTGTGCAACCAGCACAAAAGCGGAAATCTCGTTCCGTATCGCGTCGAACTGATTAACCGCATCGGGCAGGAAGCAGTAGACGAAATCGAATCAAACCATAGCCGCCATCGCTGGACTGTCGAAGAGTGCAAGGCGATCAAGGCAGAGTACCAACAGAAACTCAAAGACCTGCGAAATAGCAGAAGTGAGGCCGCATGACGTTCTCAGTAAAAACCATTCCAGACATGCTCGTTGAAGCATACGGAAACCAGACAGAAGTAGCACGCAGACTGAAATGTAGTCGCGGTACGGTCAGAAAATACGTTGATGATAAAGACGGGAAAATGCACGCCATCGTCAACGACGTTCTTATGGTTCATCGCGGATGGAGTGAAAGAGATGCGCTATTACGAAAAAATTGATGGCAGCAAATACCGAAATATTTGGGTAGTTGGCGATCTGCACGGATGCTACACGAACCTGATGAAAAAACTGGAGACGATAGGATTCGACACCAAAAAAGACCTGCTTATCTCGGTTGGCGATTTGGTTGATCGTGGTGCAGAGAACGTTGAATGCCTGGAATTAATCACATTCCCCTGGTTCAGAGCTGTACGTGGAAACCATGAGCAAATGATGATTGATGGCTTATCAGAGCGCGGAAACGTCAATCACTGGCTGCTTAATGGCGGTAGTTGGTTCTTTAATCTCGATTACGACAAAGAAACTCTGGCTAAAGCTCTTGCCCATAAAGCAGAAGAACTTCCGTTAATCATCGAACTGGTGAGCAAAGATAAAAAATATGTCATCTGCCACGCCGATTATCCTTGTGACGAATACGAGTTTGGAAAGCCAGTTGATCATCAGCAGGTAATCTGGAACCGCGAACGAATCAGCAACTCACAAGACGGGATCGTGAAAGAAATCAAAGGCGCGGACATGTTCATCTTTGGTCATACGCCAGCAGTGAAACCACTCAAGTTTGCCAACCAGATGTATATCGATACCGGCGCAGTGTTCTGCGGAAACCTCACATTGATTCAGGTACAGGGAGAAGGCGCATGAGACTCGAAAGCGTAGCTAAATTTCATTCGCCAAAAAGCCCGATGATGAGCGACTCACCACGGGCTACGGCTTCTGACTCTCTTTCCGGTACTGATGTGATGGCTGCTATGGGGATGGCGCAATCACAAGCCGGATTCGGAATGGCTGCATTCTGTGGTAAGCACGAACTCAGCCAGAACGACAAACAAAAGGCTATCAACTATCTGATGCAATTTGCACACAAGGTATCGGGGAAATACCGTGGTGTGGCAAAGCTTGAAGGAAATACTAAGGCAAAGGTACTGCAAGTTCTCGCAACATTCGCTTATGCGGATTATTGCCGTAGTGCCGCGACGCCTGGCGCAAGATGCAGAGATTGTCACGGTACAGGCCGTGCGGTTGATATAGCAAAAACAGAGCAGTGGGGGAGAGTTGTTGAGAAAGAATGCGGAAGATGCAAAGGTGTCGGCTATTCAAGGATGCCAGCAAGCGCCGCATATCGCGCTGTGACGATGCTAATCCCAAATCTTACCCAACCCACCTGGTCACGCACTGTTAAGCCGCTGTATGACGCTCTGGTGGCGCAATGCCACAAAGAAGAGTCAATCGCAGACAACATTTTGAATGCGGTCACACGTTAGCAGCATGATTGCCACGGATGGCAACATATTAACGGCATGATATTGACTTTTTGAATAAAGTTGGGTAAATTTGACCCAACGATGGGTTAATTCGCTCGTTGTGGTAGTGAGATAAAAAGAGGCGGCGCTTACTACCGATTCCGCCTAGTTGGTCACTTCGACGTATCGTCTGGAACTCCAACCATCGCAGGCTGAGAGGTCTGTAAAATGCAATCCCGAAACAGTTCGCAGGTAATAGTTAGAGCCTGCATAACGGTTTCGGGATTTTTTATATCTGTGTAACAGGTAAGAGCATTCTCCCTTATGGGGCTTGGCTTAAATGCACCGAGTGCTCTTATCGTTGTGGCAGCACAACGATAGTTTTCGTCAGAGTTGGCGACTTTGCGGTTTTTTAGAAACTGACCACAAAGATAAATGCAAACGATGATGTTGTTCTGATGGCGGCGTAATAGCCTGTAAGTCAGCAAGGTCTTCCGACTCCTTGTAAACAAATTCGGCGCACTGCCCGGTGTGATTAATAATGGGCACACAACAGGTAAGAGCATTAAAGAACTGGCAAAGAGCTTAACGGTCTGCGAAAGCATTTCTTAGTGGCACAACTGGCCGGTACAACTGAGTGCTCTTTCCGGTGTGGTGAATGCACAGGCTGATGTGTAAGGGCAAGAATCTTTCGCTGGATTCGGTGTGGCCACGTAGCCCGCTGTAGGCAGTTGCAGCAAACCGGAGATCAGCACCGGTCGCCACAATCCAAACTGAGCCGTAGCCACTGGCTATCCTGAATTCATCAGTGATAGTTACGCTGCGGCCTTCTACACATGACCTTCGTGAAAGCGGGTGGCAGGAGGTTGCGCTAACAACCTCATGCCGTTTTGCCCGTGCATATCGGTCACGAACAAATCTGATTACTAAACACAGTAGCCTGGATTTGTTCTATCAGTAACCGACCTTATTCCTAATTAAATAGAGCAAATCCCCTTATTGGGGGTAAGACATGAAGATGCCAGAAAAACATGACCTGTTAGCCGCCATTCTCGCGGCAAAGGAACAAGGCATCGGGGCAATCCTTGCGTTTGCAATGGCGTACCTTCGCGGCAGATATAATGGCGGTGCGTTTACAAAAACAGTAATCGACGCAACGATGTGCGCCATTATCGCCTGGTTCATTCGTGACCTTCTCGACTTCGCCGGACTAAGTAGCAATCTCGCTTATATAACGAGCGTGTTCATCGGCTACATCGGTACTGACTCGATTGGTTCGCTTATCAAACGCTTCGCTGCTAAAAAAGCCGGAGTAGAAGATGGTGGAAATCAATAATCAACGTAAGGCGTTCCTCGATATGCTGGCGTGGTCAGAGGGAACAGATAACGGACGTCAGAAAACCAGAAATCATGGTTATGACGTCATTGTTGGCGGAGAGCTATTCACTGATTACTCAGATCACCCTCGCAAACTTGTCACGCTAAACCCCAAACTCAAATCAACAGCAGCCGGACGTTACCAGCTTCTTTCCCGTTGGTGGGATGCCTATCGTAAGCAGCTTGGCCTGAAAGACTTCTCTCCGAAAAGCCAGGATGCAGTTGCATTGCAGCAGATTAAAGAGCGTGGCGCTTTACCGATGATTGATCGTGGTGATATTCGTCAGGCAATTGACCGTTGCAGCAATATCTGGGCTTCACTGCCGGGCGCTGGTTATGGTCAGTTCGAGCATAAGGCTGACAGCCTGATTGCAAAATTCAAAGAGGCTGGCGGAACGGTCAGAGAGATTGAGGTATGAGCAGAGTAACCGCGATTATCTCCGCTCTGGTTATCTGCATCATCGTCTGCCTGTCATGGGCTGTTAATCATTACCGTGATAACGCCATCGCCTACAAAGCCCAGCGCGACAAAGCCACATCCATCATCGCTGACATGCAGAAGCGTCAACGTGACGTAGCAGAACTCGACGCCAGATATACAAAGGAGCTTGCTGATGCTAACGCGACTATCGAAAGCCTCCGTGCTGATGTTTCTGCTGGTCGTAAGCGCCTGCAAGTCTCCGCCACCTGTGCAAAGTCAACGACCGGAGCCAGCGGCATGGGCGATGGAGAAAGTCCAGGACTTACAGCAGATGCTGAACTCAATTATTACCGTCTCCGAAGTGGAATCGACAGGATAACCGCGCAGGTTAACTACTTGCAGGAATACATCAGGACGCAATGCCTTCTATGATAGCGATAATTTTACTCATCATCCTTCACATCTGGCTCTGTAGACAGGGTGGTGATCACTTCTGGAGTGAATCCAGATTAAACATCTCATTGCTGATGCTTGATATTGAGCATCTGGCGCGCGGTAAGGGGCTGCGTTGAGATAAGAGCCAGTTCATTACAAAGCCTATCTACGGGTGGGCTTGATAATGAAACCGGAATTTATTCTGGGCAACCAGTTAACGGCAGTACCACGAAGCAACCCAAGCCAGTAAGTGGGGAAATAACACTGGCAGCCACTGAAAGATGAACCTCCTGCCTTATGGCAAAAAAGATTCTTTGTGGTGGCGGACTGATGGAAAGACATCGGATAGAATCAAGCAGTGGCTAGGGTAGCTCCCGAAAAGCGGACTCGTCACCGCCTGCCACTGAATCTATGGCGAACAACTAGACGAGGTTGTGATGGATGATAACGGAAACCAATGGATCAATGTTGAACACCGGCTACCAGAAAGCAAAGAAGGGATGTGGTCTAAAGAGGTTATAGCTCTTACTGATACTGGTGACGTGTTCAAACTATCATGTATGGGCTCTTACTGGCAGAGAACAAAGGCATTCATCGATTCAGGAGCAAGCAAGGTTACACACTGGATGCCGCTTAATTACCCAGATGATTAAAACGGATGAAAAATGAAAGGTCGCTCAGGCGGCCTTTTTTATTGCCATCACAAAAGCCATTCCTTACTGAGTGGCTTTGATAATGGCTTATACCCTACACGGGATAACTTAACTGATATCCCTTTTAACGGATAAACGGAGCCAACAATGGCAGAGATTATTCCCATGACTGAAGAACAGAAATTCCAGTTAGAGATTTACAAACTGGTCATGAACCAGAACGCAGCCGCAGAAGAAGCATTTCAATTCATCGGCACTGACGAGTTGAAGCTTGAGCTATTCAAAATTCACTTCCAGTCAGGCGGCGCTAATTCGGATATCACGACCCGCACTATCGAAGCGGTACGTAAATCGAAGGAAGCGTTAGACCTGTTCACCACCGGAGCATGATGTGAGCCGCGTAATCAATTTGGGTAAGGAGAAGAAATTCCCAATTACTCAAGAGCTATACGAGCGGCTGGAAAGCGTCATTCATGATTACGATGGTGAAATCAGTTTATGCGAGGCGATTGGCACACTCGAATTGCTGAAGCAGTCATTGATTGAAGGTGCAAAAGAGTTCTTAACCTAAATGACAATTAAGTGAGATGAATATGGCAGCACCAAAGGGCAACCGATTTTGGGAGGCCCGCAGTAGTCATGGGCGAAATCCTAAATTCGAATCGCCTGAGGCGCTGTGGGCTGCTTGTTGTGAATACTTCGAGTGGGTGGAAGCTAACCCGCTATGGGAGATGAAGGCATTCTCGTATCAGGGTGAAGTGATACAAGAGCCTATCGCCAAGATGCGAGCGATGACCATTACCGGCCTCACTCTGTTCATTGATGTGACGCTTGAAACATGGCGCACATATCGCCTGCGAGAAGATTTATCTGAAGTCGTTACGCGAGCAGAGCAGGTCATCTACGACCAGAAATTCTCTGGCGCAGCCGCTGACCTTCTCAACGCTAACATCATCGCCCGTGATTTGGGCCTCAAAGAGCAGTCGCAAGTTGAAGACGTGACACCTGATAAGGGAGATCGCGATAAGCGGCGCTCTCGTATCAAGGAGCTATTCAACCGTGGAACTGGACGCGATTCTTGATAACCTGAGCGACGAAGAGCAAATCGAATTGCTCGAGCTACTCGAAGAAGAAGAGAACTACCGGAACACACACCTGCTATATGAATTTACGCCATACAGCAAACAGCGTGAGTTCATCGACGCCGGGCATGACTATCCAGAGCGCTGTTTTATGGCTGGTAACCAGCTTGGTAAGTCATTTACTGGTGCTGCTGAAGTCGCGTTTCACCTTACCGGGCGTTATCCGGGAACAAAAGGCTATCCGGCTGATGGTAAATATGGTGGGGAGTGGAAAGGTAAGCGTTTCTATGAGCCTGTTGTCTTCTGGATTGGCGGCGAGACAAACGAGACTGTAACCAAAACGACTCAACGCATCCTGTGTGGTCGTATCGAAGAGAATGATGAGCCAGGCTACGGTTCCATACCTAAAGAAGACATCATTAGCTGGAAGAAGTCTCCTTTCTTTCCGAACCTTGTTGATCATCTTCTGGTTAAGCATCACACGGCTGATGGCGTTGAAGATGGAATTTCAATCTGCTACTTCAAACCATACTCGCAAGGCCGTGCTCGCTGGCAGGGTGACACAATCCACGGCGTGTGGTTTGACGAAGAACCACCATACAGCATTTATGGTGAAGGCCTTACCCGTACCAACAAATACGGGCAATTCTCAATTCTGACGTTTACCCCGCTGATGGGGATGTCTGACGTTGTTACCAAGTTCCTGAAGAATCCCAGCAAGTCGCAGAAAGTGGTCAACATGACCATCTATGACGCTGAGCACTACACAGACGAACAGAAAGAGCAAATCATCGCATCCTATCCCGAGCATGAGAGAGAGGCGCGTGCTCGCGGTATTCCTACGATGGGTAGTGGTCGAATCTTCCAGATACCGGAAGAGACGATTAAGTGTCAGCCGTTCGAGTGTCCTGATCACTTCTACGTAATTGGCGGGATGGATTTCGGATGGGATCACCCACAGGCGCAGGTTCAGCTTTGGTGGGATAAGGACGCAGACACAATCTACGTTTCACGCGTGTGGAAGGCGAAAGAAAAAACAGCCGTTCAGGCGTGGGGAGCCGTTAAATCATGGGCGCATAAAGTGCCAACCGCATGGCCTCATGACGGAAACCAGCACGAGAAGGGCGGCGGTGAGCAGCTCAAAGGGCAGTATGCAGATGCTGGTTTTATGATGTTACAGGAGCATGCGACATGGCCTGATGGCGGTAATGCTGTTGAGCCTGGCATCACTGAATTGCGCGACATGATGCTCGATGGTCGCTTCAAAGTATTCAACACCTGTGAGCCATTCTTTGAGGAGTTCCGCCTCTATCACCGTGATGAAAACGGGAAGATCGTCAAGCTTAACGACGACGTTCTCTCAGCCGTTCGCTATGCATACATGATGCGCCGCTTCGCCAAAATGATGCGCGACATCAAAAAACCAAAAGAGAAAAAGATACCAGCCCCAATCAGGCCCATCGCACGGAGAACTTAAATGGCCGACGAAAACAGACTCAATTCCATTCTGTGCAAGTTTGACGCGGACTGGATGGCGAGCGATGAAGCCAGAACCGAGGCGACAAATGACCTGTATTTTAGCCGAGTGTCGCAATGGGATGACTGGCTATCAAACTACACCACCCTGCAATATCGCGGACAATTCGATGTTGTTCGCCCGGTGGTCAGGAAACTGGTCGCAGAGATGCGCCGGAACCCTATCGACGTTCTCTTCCGACCCAAAGACGGCGCTAATCCTGATGCAGCCGATGTGTTGATGGGAATGTATCGTACTGATATGCGCCATAACACGGCAAAAATTGCCGTTAACGTTGGCGTTCGTGAGCAGATAGAGTCCGGCGTTGGCGCATGGCGTCTGGTCACACAGTACGAAGACAACGACCCAACAAGCAACAATCAGGTAATCCGACGCCTGCCAATCCATGAAGCCTGCTCACACGTCATATGGGACGCCAACAGCAAGCAGATGGATAAGAGCGACGCTAAGCACTGCACGGTGATTAACGCTTTGTCACGCAATGGCTGGAAAGAGTTCGCAGAGGATTACGGTATTGATCCGGACACCTTGCCATCTTTCCAGAATCCGAACGATACATGGCTGTTTCCGTGGGTATCGAATGATGTCGTCTACGTCGCTGAGTATTACGAGGTCGAAGAGAAGAAAGAGAAGGTCTTCATCTACCGCGACCCGCTGACAGGTGAGCCGGTCAGCTATTACCAGCAGGATATTAAAGACGTTATCGACGACCTGGCTAATCGTGGATTCATTAAGGTAGCAGAGCGCAAGGTAAAGCGTCGGCGTGTGTATAAGTCGATCATCACCTGCACGCAGATACTGAAAGACCGCGAGAAGATAGCCGGAGAGCATATTCCAATCGTTCCAGTGTATGGCGAATGGTCATTCGCTGGTGACAAGGAGTGCTACGAAGGAGTGGTAAGGCTGACGAAAGACGGTCAGCGCCTTCGTAACATGATCATGTCATTCAACGCCGATATTGTTGCTCGTTCACCGAAGAAGAAACCTACCTTCCTCCCTGAGCAAATCGAAGGCTACGAATACATGTACGGTGGAAATGATGACTATCCGTACTATCTGCAGAACAGGACCGATGAAAACGGTAACGACCTGCCGATTGGTCCAATCTCCTACATGGAAAACCCTGAAGTGCCGCAAGCCAACGCTTACATGCTTGAGGCTGCCACCAACGCAGTGAAAGAGGTGGCTAGTCTTGGCGTGGATGCGCAGGCGGCAAACTCTCAGGTCGCTTTCGATACCGTCAATCAACTGAACATGCGGGCAGACCTTGAGACGTACGTGTTTCAGGATAACCTGGCTACCGCAATGCGACGTGATGGCGAGATTTATGCCTCAATGGTCAACGATATTTATGACGTTCCTCGTCATGTAACGCTGACACTTGAAGATGGAAGCGAGAAAGACGTTCAACTCTACGCGCAAGTTGTAGATTACCAGTCCGGTAATGTGGTCACACTCAACGACATTCGCGGTCGCTATGAGTGCTATACAGACGTCGGACCATCCTTCCAGAGTATGAAGGAACAGAACCGCGCAGAGATTCAGGAGTTGCTCACCAAGGTTCCGCAAGGTACTCCAGAGTTCCAGATGCTGATGCTGCAATACTTCACGTTGCTTGACGGTAAAGGCGTCGAGATGATGCGAGAGTACGCGAACAAGCAACTGGTGATGATGGGGCTGAAGAAACCAGAAACACCTGAAGAGATGGAGATGGTGCAGCAGGCACAACAACAGCCGCAGCAGCCATCAGCAGAGCAAATTCAGGCGCAGGGTATCCTTCTGCAAGGTCAGGCTGAATTGCTTAAGGCAGAGAACCAACAGGCGCAGATTCAGGTTGAAGCTGCCAAGGTTGAAGCTCAAAACCAACTCAACGCCGCGAAGATTGCAGAAATCTTCAACAATATGGACCTCGACAAGCAGGCAGAACTGCGTGAGTACCTCAAGCTCGTAGGTCAATTCCAGCAACAGCGCAGCAAAGATGCTCGTGCTAACGCTGAGCTGCTTCTTAAAGATGCAGACCAGACTCATTCACAACGCATGGATTTCGCGAATCTTATGCGTCAAGTTCAAATCCCCTCCGGCGGAGTAGCCGAGACACCTCAATAAGAGAGAGTTAATCATGGACCAAACCACCGACATTCAGGCTTCTGAAGAATTAACCCTGCCCGGCAATCATGCAGCGGCATCTGCTGATGGCTTAGTTGTCGATAATGCCAACGACAACGCAGGTCAGGAAGAAGGCTTCGAGATTGTCCTGAAAGACGATGAGAAACCAAAACAAGACCCGGCAACTAATGCTGAATTTGCCCGTCGCCGCATCGAACGCAAACGCCAGCGTGAGCTTGAGCAGCAGATGGAAGCGGTTAAGCGTGGAGAGTTGCCGGAGCACCTGCGGGTGAACCCTGAGTTACCAAAACAACCAGACCCTAACGATTATCTTTCCGAAGACGCACTGGCTAAGTACGACTATGACCAGAGCCGCGCACTGGCTGCCTTCCAGCAGGCAAACAGTGAATGGCAGATCAAGGCTATGGACGCACGAAGCCAGGCTGTCGCCGAGCAGGGGCGAAAAACTCAGGAGTTCACCCAGCAATCAGCGCAATACGTCGAGGCAGCCCGTAAGCACTACGACGCAGCGGAAAAGCTCAACATCCCTGACTATCAGGAGAAAGAGGATGCATTCATGCAACTGGTGCCGCCAGCAGTCGGTGCCGACATCATGCGCCTCTTCCCGGAGAAATCCGCTGCTCTCATGTATCACCTTGGTGCTAATCCTGAGAAAACACGCCAGTTGCTGGCGATGGACGGGCAATCAGCGCTGATTGAACTCACTCGACTGTCAGAACGTTTAACTCTCAAGCCTCGAGCAAAACCTGTTTCAGAAGCCCCGTTACCTGATGAACCCATTCAGGGACACGCTGTTGCTGCAAATATCTCTGCGATTGAAAAGCAGATGGAGGCAGCAGCAAACAAAGGGGATGTAGAGACGTACCGCAAGCTCAAGGCGCAACTGAATAAAGGAATTCGATAATGGCATTAAATGAAGGTCAACTGGTCACGTATGCTCTGGATGAAATCATCGAAACCGTCCAGAACCTGACGCCAATGGCGTCCAAAGTGACAAAATACACCCCTCCGGCAGAATCCATGCAACGTTCAAGCAACACCGTGTGGATGCCTGTTGAGCAGGAAGCGCCAACCCAGACTGGCTGGGATTTAACTGGCAACGCAACCGGGATTCTGGAACTCTCCGTGAAATGCAACATGGGCGATCCGGATAACGATTTCTTCGAGCTTCGTGCAGATGACCTGCGTGATGAGCGTTCTTACCGTCGCCGCATCCAGGCATCCGCCAAAAAACTGGCGAATAACATTGAGTCAGCGATTGCCAAACAGGCAACTGAAATGGGCTCGCTTGTTGTTCACGATACCCGCGCAATTGGTCCATCTACTGGCCTGTCTGGCTGGGATTTTGTTTCTGATGCAGAGCGCCTGATGTTCTCCCGTGAGCTAAACCGCGATATGGGAATCAGTTACTTCCTGAACCCTGACGATTACCGCAAAGCAGGCCGCAACCTGGTAGATGGTGACATCTTTGGGCGCGTTCCTGAAGAAGCGTATCGCAACGGTACTATTCAGCGTCAGATTGCTGGCTTTGATGAAATTCTTCGCTCACCGAAACTTCCGGCAGTTACTAAGTCAACCGCTACTGGTGTAACTGTGACTGGAGCGCAGAAGTTTAAGCCGCAGGCATACACCCTTGATACCGATGGTAACAAGGAGAACGTCGACAACCGTGTTGCAACGGTGACCGTATCCTCCACCACCGGATTTAAGCGCGGCGACAAAATCAGTTTCACTGGTGTGAAATTCCTGTCTCAGATGGCGAAGAACGTGCTGACTGATGATGCGACTTTCTCAATTACCCGTGTGATCGATGGTACTCACATCGAAATCACGCCGAAGCCGATTGCACTGGATGACGCGTCACTGACAAAAGAAGAGAAGGCTTACGCTAACGTAAACACCTCTCTTGCTGATACCACTCCGGTAAACGTTCTGAACGTGGCAACAACCACCGCTAACGTGTTCTGGGCTGATGACTCAATCCGTCTGCTGTCTCAGCCGATCCCGGTAACCCATGAACTGTTTGCTGGCATGAAAACGTCTTCCTTCAGCATTCCTGGCATTGGTGTTAACGGCATCTTCGCAACGCAGGGTGATATCAACACTCTGTCTGGTAAGTGCCGTATTGCTGTGTGGTATTCAGCATGTGCTGTACGACCAGAGGCAATTGGTGTTGGTCTGCCTAACCAGACTGCGTGATAACCAGAGGGAGCTTCGGCTCCCTTTTCTATTGGAGATACCAATGAGCGTAATGATTTTTCAGGCTGGCGGAGATACCAAAATCTGGGGGCGCAAGCTGAAAACGAAAACCGTTGATCCTGATGATGTAGCTGTGCACTTATCAAATGGCTGGTATAAGCACCCTGACGATGTTCCTGATGATCCTCTTGTTGGTGATCAAATTGGGAGTGTTGGCGGAGGTGAAACTTCCCCAGTTGATATGGGCGAAGTGTCCGACGGTTATCACACTTTTAACGAGCTTTACGCTCACCGAGTGCGCCTCTTCTCATCGCTGATGCATGCTTACGCTGAGCTTTCGTGGTGGTCTCGCAAACACAGTGACGGTGAAGAGTGGGATGGCTGGATCATTGCTGGTATCACCACTCCAGAAGGCGAAATCACTTATCACCTACCTGTTGAAGAAATCGAGTTCCTTCCTGAAGGTACTGAGCTTGAGTTCGGGAAAGAGTGGGATGGTCATGAAGCAAATGATGTTCTTGGACGACTCCTGAGTTTGCGTCCGGCCATTGCAGAGCCAGAAGAAAAACAGCGTAAAAAGCCTGGTCGAAAACCTAAGGCGGCAGCAGATGAACCTGACAACGAAGGGTGATTTAGTCCTTGCGGCATTACGTAAGCTCGGTGTGGCATCAAATGCCACGTTAACAGATGTCGAACCGCAGTCTATGGAAGACGGCGTCAACGACCTTGAAATGATGATGGCTGAATGGCTTGGCGGTGATGCGTCACCTGGTATCAACGTTGGCTACATTTTTGCTGATGCAGATGTTGCTCCGGATCCGGGCGATGAGCACGGCTTATCAAATAACGCTATAAATGCCGTCATTTTCAACCTTGCCTGCCGCATTGCTCCAGATTATGCGCTGGAAGCGTCAGCAAAACTTATAACCACTGCCAGATACGGGAAAGAGCGACTCGTCAAACTGTCTGCAATGGACAGAGCAAAAGCCGCTAAATGTAAGTCCGGTTATCCAAAACGTATGCCTGTTGGTAGCGGTAACCAGTTGGCGAAGTGGAACGGTTGGAATTACTTCCGCCGGAAGGAATCTTGCGATAACGGGAGCGAATAAATGCCTATTCAGCAACTTCCGCTTATGAAAGGTGTCGGCAAAGACTTCCGAAACGCTGACTATATCGACTATCTGCCAGTGAATATGTTGGCTACACCCAAAGAAATCCTTAACAGCAGCGGATATCTTCGTTCATTCCCGGGCATTGCCAAACGTTCTGATGTGAACGGAGTATCGCGAGGCGTCGAGTACAACATGGCGCAGAATGCTGTTTATCGCGTGTGTGGCGGCAAGCTGTACAAAGGAGAAAGTGAAGTCGGTGATGTTGCCGGAAGTGGTCGTGTATCAATGGCGCATGGTCGAACATCTCAGGCTGTAGGCGTTAATGGTCAACTGGTTGAGTATCGCTATGATGGCACGGTTAAAACCGTCTCAAACTGGCCTACAGACAGCGGATTCACGCAGTATGAGTTAGGTTCGGTCCGTGACATTACGCGCTTACGTGGTCGTTATGCGTGGTCAAAAGACGGCACTGATTCATGGTTTATCACTGACCTTGAAGACGAATCGCATCCTGACCGTTACAGCGCACAATATCGTGCTGAGTCTCAGCCTGACGGTATCATCGGCATCGGAACATGGCGAGACTTCATCGTCTGCTTTGGTTCATCGACGATTGAATATTTCTCCCTGACTGGCGCAACCACCGTTGGTGCTGCTTTGTATGTCGCACAGCCATCACTGATGGTGCAAAAAGGCATCGCCGGGACTTACTGCAAAACGCCATTCTCTGATTCATATGCGTTCATCAGCAATCCGGCAACAGGTGCGCCGTCTGTGTACATCATCGGCTCCGGTCAGGTATCACCAATCGCCAGCGCGAGCATTGAGAAAATACTACGCTCCTACACTGCTGATGAACTGGCTGATGGTGTGATGGAATCGCTGCGCTTTGATGCGCATGAGTTGCTGATTATCCATCTTCCGCGCCATGTCCTCGTATACGATGCATCTTCAAGCTCTAATGGTCCGCAATGGTGTGTGTTGAAAACAGGCCTGTATGACGATGTGTACCGCGCTATCGACTTCATTTACGAAGGCAATCAGATAACGTGCGGCGATAAGCTGGAATCCGTGACCGGGAAATTGCAGTTCGATATCAGCAGCCAGTACGACAAGCAGCAGGAACACCTGCTGTTTACTCCGTTGTTCAAAGCAGATAATGCCAGATGCTTTGATCTTGAGGTTGAATCGTCAACTGGAGTTGCGCAGTATGCTGACCGCCTTTTTCTCTCTGCAACCACTGACGGCATCAATTACGGGCGTGAGCAGATGATTGAGCAGAATGAACCGTTCGTTTACGACAAACGCGTTTTGTGGAAGCGTGTCGGGCGCATCAGGAAAAATGTCGGTTTCAAATTGCGCGTTATCACAAAGTCACCTGTCACTCTGTCTGGCTGCCAGATAAGGATTGAGTAATGGCTGATTCGAATCTCAATGTGCCGGTAATCATTCAGGCTACACGGCTCGACACATCAGTCCTTCCACGCAATATCTTCTCGCAGTCGTATCTGCTTTACGTTATCGCACAGGGCACTGATGTTGGTAACGTGGCTAACAAGGCCAACGAGGCCGGACAGGGCGCTTACGATGCTCAGGTGAAAAACGATGAACAGGATGTCGAACTGGCTGACCACGATGCAAGAATCACCGCAAACACAAAAGCGATAAATCTCCTTGAGGTCAGGTTAACAACCGCCGAAGGGAAGATAGTCGTACTGCGTAGCGATGTTGATTACTTGCTGGATGAGGTTATCGATATTCAGGCGCATCTGGTCACTGTTGACCAAAGACTGGATGGCGTAGAAAGCGATGTATCTGACATTAAGAGTGATTACGTATCGAAAACCGTAACCGAATCGCAGTCTCTTGCGTCACCGCTGGATGTAAAAACATCATATTCAGTTGATGGAATTCAGGTTGTTGGAGCAAGAAATACCGGATGGACTGCAGCCACAGGTACACCTCTTCTTGGCTCATTCAACGCTAACCAGTCATACACGGTCGGCACTACGTACACACAATCCGAAGTCGCGGCTCTCGCTACAGGTTTGCAGCAGGCGCGGCAGCGTATTCTGGCGCTTGAAACAGCACTTAGATTACATGGGCTGATTGACTGATGATTACATTCAAACCAACGCGAAACATCGACCTGATAGAAGCAGTAGGAAATCACCCTGACATTATCGCCGGGAGCAACAACGGTGATGGATACGACTACAAACCTGATTGCCGTTACTTTGAGGTGAACGTGCACGGGCAGTTCGGCGGCATTGTTTACTATCAGGAGATTCAGCCGCTGACATTCGATTGCCACGCCATGTACCTGCCAGAGATTCGCGGCTTCAGCAAGGAAATTGGGCTGGCGTTCTGGCGATACATTCTGACTAACACCACCGTTCAGTGCGTCACATCGTTCGCTGCACGCAAATTCCGCCACGGTCAGATGTACTGCGCAATGATTGGCCTTAATCGTGTAGGAACCATCAAGAAATACTTCAAAGGCGTGGATGACGTGACATTTTACAGTGCTACACGCGAAGAACTAATCGAATTCCTGAATCACGGGAGATAGCCATGTTATATGCATTTAAGCTGGGCAGAAAACTGCGCGGCGAGGAACCTTATTGCCCTGAAAAGGGTGGGAAAGGTGGCAGTTCTGATAAAAGCGCAAAGTATGCCGCAGAAGCTCAGAAGTATGCAGCAGACCTGCAAAATCAGCAGTTCAACACCATCATGAACAACCTGAAGCCGTTTACTCCTCTGGCTGATAAGTATGTCGGCAGCCTCGAGAACTTATCGTCTCTGGAAGGGCAAGGTCAGGCACTTAACCAGTATTACAACTCTCAGCAGTACAAAGATCTTGCTGGTCAGGCTCGCTATCAGAGTCTGGCGGCAGCGGAAGCAACAGGTGGATTGGGTTCCACTGCAACCGGTAATCAGTTAGCAACAATCGCACCAACGCTTGGTCAGCAATGGCTATCTGGTCAGATGAACAACTACCAGAATCTGGCAAATATTGGTCTTGGCGCACTGCAAGGTCAGGCAAACGCCGGGCAGACATATGCCAACAACATGAGTCAGATTTCGCAGCAAAGTGCGGCTCTTGCAGCGGCAAATGCCAACAGACCATCAGCAATGCAATCTGCTATTGGCGGAGGTGCGTCTGGTGCTATTGCTGGGGCTGGACTTGCGAAATTAATTGGTTTATCAACTCCGTGGGGTGCTGGTATCGGTGCTGGTATCGGTCTGCTTGGTTCACTGCTTTATTAAGGGGTAATCAATGGCTACGTGGCAACAGGGTATTAATTCTGGTGGTTTTCTGGCTGGCATCGGTACGCAAAATGAGAATGCGCCAAAGGCAAGCGACATTAACGCAACGCTTGGTCTGATCCGCGAAAACAATGAACTGGCTCGCTCAGGTGCAAATAACGTTGGCCTGACCGCGTTACGTGGTCTGGCTGTAGTTGCTGATATTTACAATCAGGAACAGCAACAGAAAGCTATTAGTGCGTTCAATAAGGTTCACGCTGATGCATGGGCTTCTGGTGATCCATCGGGACTATTTAAGTTTGCCCAGGAAAATCCAGCGTTTGTTGCACAGGCACAACAGGCGTTTTCCGGTCTTAATGATCAGCAACGCAACGATATGGGCGATTTAGCCATGAGGGCTAACGTCGCTCTTTCTCAGGGACCGGAAGCCTACAGTAAATTCATTACTGACAACAAGGACAGGTTAAATCGCGTTGGTGCTAATGCTGACTGGATGATTCAGACAGGTATCCAGAATCCAGAGCAGCTATCACACATGCTGACTACTATGTCTCTCGGTGCGCTTGGACCAGAAAAGGCGTTTGCTGTTCAGGATAAGATGGCTGGTCGTGAAATTGACCGAGGCAGGCTGGCAGAGACAATCCGCAGTAATCAGGCTGGCGAGGCACTTCAGGCGAGAGGGCAAAACCTTTCCTATCAGTCAGCAATGACTGGGCACAATATCGCAGCACAACGCTTGGCTCTGGATCAGCAAGAGTTCGGGTTTAAAATGCAGCAAGCGCAGAAAAAGGCTCAGCAGTTGATTAGCGAAGCACCTAAGCTGTCAGTAAACATGGAAAAAGGCATCGAGACGGCTGTAAACAATGCTACAGCATCATCAAACTCAGCCAATTCTATGAGTGCGCTTGCTCAACAGTTCAGAGCAGAAAAACCAACGACAGGTTTGTTCGGTAACGCACAGAACATGTTCGCAAAACTTACCGGAAGCGATACAACATTGCGTGATTTGCGCATCCGCCAAAATGCCCTTGTTAACAGTCAGGTTCTTAAATTCCTACCTCCCGGCCCCGCAACGGATAAAGACGTTGAGATCGTTCGACAGGGTGCTCCAACTGACATGGATAACCCTGAGACGGTAGCAAGATGGCTTGATGCAATGGCAAACCTTGAGCGACGAAACGCGCAGTTTAATGAGTTTAAAGCCGAGTGGATGAGCGCGAATGGCAACCCTGGACAATCGCGTAATGGCGGTCAGATATTGGGGTTGGATGTTAAAAAAGGTGAATCATTGGGGAGTGCCGTTAAGCGGTATATGTCAATGAATACTGACGCAGCGCCAGCACAAGATTCGACACCTTCAGGAGAACCACGGAATCAGGTTGGATCATATACCTCAAAATCAGGCATTCAATTTACGGTGGAATGATGAAAGTAACTGCAAACGGTAAGACATTTACCTTCCCTGATGGTACGAGCACGGAAGATATTGGCACCGCCATTGATGAGTATTTTGCTGGTCAGTCAGCACCAACACAACAAGGTGTTCAGCAATCACCAGCAGACAACTCACTTGCATCAGGATATGCACAGCTTGCCACTCAGCAGAAGGAAGGACTAGATCGCTCTGCTGAGCAAGGGGCTGTTTTAGGTGCTGCAATGCGCGATGCCGTTACCGGTGAAAGCCGAATGACACCAGAAATGGAGAGACTGCAAAATGTTGGGTCTGCTCCAGAGCTTAATAGCTTAAGCACTGATGCGCTGCGTGCTGGATTGGGGCAGCTATTTGGTTCCGACGCTTCACAGGAGAAAATACTGCAAAGTATTGGCGGGAAAATCCGGAAGGATGAGAAGGGAAATTCCATAGTCACCCTTCCTTCAGGGGAATATGCACTTAACAAGCCTGGTTTGTCACCGCAGGATATAACGTCATTCTTGGCAAATGCTCTTGCATTCACTCCAGCAGGTAGAGCTGCGTCTGTTGTAGGTGCAACACTAAAATCAGGCGCTACTGATTTAGCTTTACAGGGTGCCACTAAGATCGCTGGCGGTGAGAATGTTAATCCAGTTCAAACTGCAATTTCTGCTGGTCTTGGTGGGGTACTGAAGGGTGTAGAAAACACCGCAAGCGCAGTGTCTCGTTCTGCTATGGGTAAGATTGCTCCTGAAAAACAAGCTCAGATTGACTTTGCCAAGCAGAACAACTTGCCACTGATGACAACAGATCTTGTGGAACCGGGAACAAATATTGGTAAGCAAGCACGAGCTATGGCTGAGCGAATCCCAATAGCCGGAACAGGTGGGATAAGAAATGCACAGCAAAAGGCCAGGGAAGATTTAGTTAGAACATTTAGCGATAATGTTGGTGGAATATCTGACGCACAACTTTACCAATCAGCTACTCGTGGTCAGCAGCAATTTATTCAGGCTGCTGGCAAGCGGTACGACAGGATCATCAGTTTGATGGGGGATACTCCTGTTGACATCACTGGAACAGTGAAAGCAATTGATGAGCAGATTTCCAAGTTAACTCGCCCAGGAGTATCGCAAGACCGCTCAGCTGTTTCTGTCCTTCAACAGTTTAGAAATGACATCACCAGCGGTCCAAATAACCTGCAATTAGCTAGAGAAAACCGTACAAACTTACGTAAGCGCTTTATGGCAGCACCTGACGAGGTCGATAGAGATACGCTGGAGAAAGCTGCGCAGTCTGTTTATAACGCATACACAACAGACATGAAAAAAGCGGTTGGCGCAAAACTAGGTGCGAAGGAAGCGCAAAACATGTCGCGTGTTGATCGTTCTTGGGCAAAGTTCAACGACATGATGAGCAATACACGTGTCCAAAAAGCTATTCAGAGTGGTAAAACAACGCCAGAAGATGTCACTAAACTAGTATTCAGCCAAAGCCCAGCGGAAAGGGCGCAACTTTATCGATTGCTTGATGATAGTGGGCGTCAAAATGCTAGAGCAGCACTTGTTCAGCGTGCAATGGATAAGGCGACAAGCGATTCAGGAAAGCTTAGCGTTGAGAAGTTTATTAATGAAATGAAAAGGAATCGGAAGCAGGCTGAGACGTTCTTCAGAGGAGAGCATGGGAAACAGCTTGATGGGATAATGAAATATCTTGATTCCACTAGACAGGCAGCTACTGCTGCCGCAAGCCCACTAACAGGGCAAATGGTAGCTGGTCCAGCAGCGCTGATAACAGCTCTTGCGTCTGTTACAAATCCAATGTTTGCAAAAGTTGCGGCAGTAGGAGCTGGTATCGGTATGGCTGGCAGGGGCTATGAGTCACGCGCGATGAGGAACGCATTACTAAAGTTAGCAAACACGCCAAAAGGAAGTACTGCTTATGATAGAGCGATCAGACGGGTATCTGAAACTCTTACACCTCTAATTCAGGCTTCAAGTGAGAAAGCCCAGCAGTAAAAAGTTGGTTAGCGGTTGATGGTTGCTTTTTTCGGGTCATACCATCTCGGCCATTCTTTCAGGAATGGGAATGAGTCGGGAGCGTGGTTCTTTTTGTACGATTTAAGCAGCCTTAACCGCTCAATCGCACACTCATAAACCTCTTGTTGCCCTGTAGTCATCTCGGTCCATGAAAGGTGATCCATTGATAAGACAACGTTTTCAGCTTCTTTTATGAGGGCGTTTTTATTTCTCACCGCAGCAGCATGGCTGACAGAGCAATCCTGCCATATTCTTAAAAGCCAAATAGCTAAGCAGATGAAAAAAATGGTAGAGAGCGATATGTACATGCCGATCTCCTTAGATTTATCAATGCTGCATGATTTTCAACAGACATCAATCATGCAGCTATAGGTAATAAATCAAGAAACTATTGAGAACGTTTGTCTTTTTGAGACTCTAATATAGCCAATACCTTATAAAGAGATTGGTTTGTTGAGTCTAATTTTTGATCAGTGTTATCAATCCTTGACTGTAATACTGATTGGTTGTTTTGGATAGTAGCCATTATCTCTGCCTTACTGGTTTGGATGTTTCCTGTTAGCTCTTGTCGTGATGATTCAACTTTATCATCTATAGTGCCTCGAATCGTCCATGTGGCGGCAACGATAGAACCAATGATAGCAACTGCAACCCCGTATAGCTCTAAACGTTTCACGGTATCACGACCTTCTTCTTTGTGTTGCTCTTCTTGTAGGCTAAATATTTGTGGTTCCTTTGACGGATTTCTGCCAGTTGGTCTGTAATACTCTGAATATTTAGCGTTCTCTATTGAACTCCATAACGATTTGTCAAAGTCAAGGTTTTCATGTTGGCTTTGAGCATCTCCATAAATACTAGGTGATTTATTGTGAACATGTTGGTCAAACATTATCTCCATCACCCTTTACGAATTTTCCAGAAGAGATATTTTCACTAACTTTGTTTAAACTAAAAAAGTGGAAGAAACCGCAAGTGGTGCATTGCATGGCTACCATGTTAAGACTATCGTTGCTATAAGTATCTTGATTAACAGGATTATTAGGCAAGCTTTTACCTGGTATGGATGGGCCTATAACTTCAACACCATCATCTTTTTTAAGATGCTCCGGTGCTAAAAGAGTCCAGTTTGTATTGCTGCATATTGGGCATACATAAGTTTTTTTGAATGAAGTCAAGTAATTACTAAAAGACTCAAAAGTAACTTTTAAGTATTGCTCCTTACTGCTCATTATTGGCCTCGAATCTTCTTAAGTACGCTAATTGCAATATCCATTGCTTCCTTCTCTGTTTTTGTGAGATCTTGAGATGTCGATGGTATGACCTTTTCTCTGTTAATCTTAATCCATAGCTGTATTGCAGCTATGATTTCAGCATTGATAGAGCGCCTGTTTGTTGCCGCAATGTGAGTAAGCTGCTGCTTGATTTCACTTGGCATTCTTACGTTAAATTGTGGATCGTTTCTAGCCACGTCGCTCTCCTGTTATTTGTTGACATGCTAGAACGGTAGTAGTACGCTTTCAATAGTAGTACGGTGCTATCATTTAATGGAATGGAGTGGAATATGCAAGGCGCAAGAAAAATGCCGCAGTTCAATTTGCGGTGGCCTAAAGAAGTATTGGATTTGGTACGCAAGGTGGCGGAAGAGAATGGTCGGTCTGTTAACTCTGAGATTTATCAGAGAGTAATGGAAAGCTTTAAGAAGGAAGGGCGCATTGGCGCGTAAAGTTGAAGCCCCAACTGCGGGAACAGTCAGGGCTTCGGTTGTCAGTAAATCCGTGGAGAAAAACCAACATGAATAGTATAGCAATTTTAGAAGCAGTGAACACCTCTTACGTACCATTCAACGGTCAGCAAATTATCACCGCCATGGCTGCCGGAGTTGCATACGTTGCGATGAAGCCAATCGTTGAAAACCTTGGAATGAGCTGGTCAACGCAGCAAACAAAACTCATGAAGCAGATTAGCAAATTCAACTGTGTTCATATGAACATGGTTGCCGCTGATGGGAAGCTTCGTAAGCTACTCTGCCTTCCTTTGAAGAAGTTAAATGGATGGCTGTTCAGCATCAACCCTGAGAAAGTTCGTGCTGACATCCGTGATAAACTGATTCAGTACCAGGAGGAATGCTTTAGCGTGCTGCATGACTACTGGACTAAAGGCCATGTAGTTAACCCACGCAAAGCTAAAAAGGCGTTGCCGGGTAAAATCACCACTGAACAGCAGGAAGCCATTAAACAACTCGTCATGAGTCGCGGTCAGTCTCTGCCAAAAGAAAAACAGGCGAAGGCGATGATCACCATGTGGTCGTCACTGAAATCCCATTTTGGATGTTCGTACAAAGAAATCAGTGAGGAGCAGTTTACCGAAGCACTATCACTTGCTGCTCGCGTTCCGCTTGAAGGTGAGTTCATTGGCAAACAAGAGAGGAAAACCAACGAGCTTTCTGCAAAAGAAGCAAACAGCCTTGTATGGTTATGGGATTATGCCAACCGTTCACAGGCATTATTCCGCGAACTGTATCCGGCGCTAAAACAAATTCAATCGAACTATTCCGGCAGATGCTACGACTATGGTCATGAGTTCTCGTATGTTATCGGAATGGCGAGAGACGTTTTAATCAATCACACACGAGATGTTGATATCAATGAGCCAGACGGACCAACGAATCTTTCCGCATGGATGAGACTTAAGAATAAAGAATTACCTCCTTCAGTACATAACTACTGACAGATAACCAACGCAACGACCCAGCTTCGGCTGGGTTTTTTTATGCCCAAAACTCACCGTAGCTATGCTGCGGCGATTCCTTGTATCTGGAGCAAATTAAATGACAGACATTACCTACTCAACAGATGGTCAGCAACCATGTTTGCTGCCTTATAAGCTATAGCCGCTTCATCAATGGTGTTGAATCTCCCAAGGGTTATGTTTTTACCTGAGACATTTATCTGCGCTTGCCATTGATTTCTGGCTTGACAGAAAGTTACCCCCTTGATTCCAGCATTGCTATTTCGAGGTCCGACATTTAATGCATTTACGACTCTGCTGACATCCCTAAGGTTTGAGATTGCGTTATTTCTTCTGTTTCTATCAATGTGGTCAATCTCTTGTTTGGGCCATTCGCCATATACATACAGCCAGGCAAGTCTATGTGCAAAATATCTTACGCCATCAATATTAATTGCGTTATATCCATAAGAAATTGTGCCAGCAACTTTCCCAACAGCACCTCTGGCGCTTAATTTCTTTTTCCAAGTGAAAATTCCTGTTTCTTTATTGTAATCGAGAACCTCCATAAGGCGCTCCCGAGTTACTACCTCGTGACGTCTCTTACTCATTATTTTCTCCGGAATGTTTATTATGCCAGAACAATTATACAACGTTGTTGTTTCACAACCAAGTCAGTTATTTACTTTAGCTCGCTCGTTTAAAGCAAATGCCAATGGTAAAATTTATATCGGAAAAATTGACACTGACCCGGTAAACCCTGAAAACCAGATTCAGGTTTATGTGGAGAACGAAGATGGTTCTCACGTTCCTGTTTCGCAACCAATCATCATTAACGCTGCTGGATATCCGGTATATAACGGACAGATTGCCAAGTTCGTAACTGTGCAAGGCCATTCTATGGCTGTTTATGATGCGTACGGTGTGCAGCAGTTCTATTTTCCGAATGTGCTGAAGTACGACCCTGATCAATTTCGAAGTGAGCTGTCTGAAGAAGATGGTGCAACTAAAATTGGATACTTGGCCGGTACAGTAGCGGATAGTTTGTCATATTGGGCAACGCCAGAGCAATATGGAGCAATTGGAGATGGTGTAGCTGATGATACAGTGGCGGTGACTAATGCTATTATGACTGGAAGATGCCTCATGAAGAGAGGTTCCACATATCGTATGGTGATGAATGAGGAAAATGTCATCACTCCCCCCGCTGGTGCATATATTGATTTTAACGGTGCTAGAATAACTCATGAGAAAACTGGATTTCTAGTCTTCATGAACAGGAATCCTGATGTGACCATTATGGGATTTAATGCTGTCTATAAAGGCGGCTATCCTTTGGGGGGCACAACAACCACTCGCTATGGAATTACTCGCCCGTGGGAAGCTGCGTTCTGTGGCTTTATCGGGATGAATTCAAACGCGTATCGTTTCAAATTGATTAATGCGATGGCAGTCGGTGAAACCAGTGATAATCGCTACGACTTCCTTGTTTCTGGTTATGAGGGTGATTTTAGAGGCTCTCTATTCTCTAACATCTATTGTACACACTATTCATGCGCACTTATTAACAACTTTGCAGGATGCAATATTGAGTACGTGTATGGGACATTGCGGCATGACGAAAGTTTCGGTGCGTATGGTCCGTCACACCTGATGTATATCAATAACACTAGTGGTTCTATAACAAACTGTGGTGAGTTCGGAGAACCTCTATCTAACAGATACGGCGGCTGCAATGTAACTTTACAACTCACGGGGTCAACAGGGTGTGTTGTTGATGGTTTGGTTTGCACCATGACGGACACACCAGTGTTTGCGGCAAAAGTATCAGGAACAGGTGGTATTTACAGAAACATCACCAGTAAGAGTAATTTTACGGGAGAAAATGTTAACGGCCCTATACACCTTATTCAAATCATCACAAATTCTCAATCGGATGTTTTTGATTTGTCTTTTGAAGGTGTTCGACTTTATCTTCCTGCTAATGTAGGTGGTGTGTGCGCATTTCTATGTGGCGGTACAAGGACGCGAGTGCGTGACATGGAGATTAACATACCGCTCAATACGGTTCCAAGAACAGTCGAGCCATTAATGTTGGTAACCGCAGAGCAGCCGGATGTTGAGATAACACTAAGGAACAGCATTCCTGGAGTCCCTGTGCTCTTGAGTTCTTGTAATAATGGGAAAGTGTCTCTGAAGTGCATCAATAATGGCGTAGCCATTAAAAGCAATGCCAGTATCTGGCCTTCATGGACTGGTTGGGGAGAGAACTTCGGTACTGCCATAACCGTAGAGCATTTCTATGGCGCCACCTATACAACAACGTATCAGGTAAACGCTGGGACAAAAGATCGATGCATATTCACATTAATATCTCAGAATGGTGAAATTGGCTGGTGTGCTCAGACAACAGGAGTTGATAGCGGCCCAGTCTCAATAACCGTACAAGTGCCAGTTCCAAATAATTCAGTAAACTCAGGTGTGCTTGCTATGTATTTCTATAGAGTTGAGGTTACAGCGACAACAACAACTGGTGCTGGCGGGTGTTTTTCAGAACATGCAGTTATGATGAGAGCCGGAGAGCAAATTGAAACAACATCAAGGCAAATACACGCTCAACAATTCAATAGTTCATTAGTATATAACGCAACAGTATCTGCTTCACAAAGTGGAGTTATTTCAGCAACAATTTTAAGGCCAAATGGAGGTGAAAATATAAGAGATGTTTATTTGAGAGTTGTTAGGATAAACACTCCTTTTAAGTGAGTTAATGTAACTCTCTAATAATCAATCATATGCCATTAATATATTATAGTTGATGAGACAAAACTAAGACAAACAAAGCTTTGTACTGAATTGCAATGCTTTGTGCTCTTCGATAGTGGTTAAGGTGGATCACTCCACCTTTTCATCAAGCCAGTCCGCCCACCATTGCATCATTTCTCTGCGCTTATCGAGATACTGAGCATGGTTGTAAATTCAGATAACCCAGTATGTTGACAAAAAATTAGCGCAAGAAGACAAAAATCACCTTGCGCTAATGCTCTGTTACAGGTCACTAATACCATCTAAGTGGTTGATTCATAGTGACTGGATATGTTGTGTTTTGTCGCATTATGTAGTCTATTTTTTAGACTAAAGATATTGTAATGCATTGAGATTAATGATTTTTAATGTTTCACGTTCAGCTTTTTTATACTAACTTGAGCGAAACGGGAAGGTAAAAAGACAAAAAGTTGTTTTTAATACCTTTAAGTGATACCAGATGGCATTGCGCCATCTGGCAGAGTGA